TACAAACATTACTTTCGACTGCTCTCTTTCACATCGCAAGGCTTTTAGATACGGAGAGAACCTGATAGGAACCACTCACGGAGATGGAGCAAAGCAGCAGGACTTACCGCTTTTGTTAGCTACCGAGTTTCCGTTAGATTGGAGCTTAACTAAGCATCGTTATGTTTATATGCACCACGTTCACCATAAAATGTCGAAAGACTATCAAGGAGTAACTGTAGAATCGTTGCGCTCACCATCAGGAACGGATAGTTGGCATCATAGAAATGCTTATCAACACGCTCCGAAAGCTATCGAAGGATTCTTGCACCATAAAAAACACGGACAAGTTTGTAGAATTAGTCACATATTCTAAGTATATTTGTGACACCTGCCATTATTCATAGCGTAAGAGCCTCCTTAATTGGGGGCTTTTTTGTTGAATATAGTATACCTAATCGGGTATAATCCCACTTTAAAGTGGAAATTTGACACCTTTTCGGGTACGTTTTGTAACAAAGTAAGGGTAAAACCTGACGAATTTTGTAACAAAATCAGGGTAAAACCTTAAAACGTGAAAAAAAGTTTGCGTCTGAAAGCCTTGTAAAATAAGGAAATCTAAAAAAATGTTAAAAAAAGTTGTTGATAATTGAAACCTTATATATATATTTGCATATAACATTTAAAAACAACGCTATGACAAAAGACGAAATTTTAGAACTAATATTCAACGAAGAACGAGAGCTTTACGCAGAGCTTCAAGAACAACGTAAATACTTTGGCTATAACGACGAAGCCACGCTACACACCCAAGCGCAATGGGGAGCAATTAGTAATTTAAAAGATAAAATTGAAGAGAATGAAAACAATTAGAAAGTATTCGTTTTTGTTTAAGGACTTGAACCAAGACGAAAAGCAGATTTTAGGAGGAGCAGTAGTTGCCGTATTAGGTATGTTATTTCTTATGTGGCTTACCAGTACAAACACTTATCCTATGTTGGATGCAAAAACACGAGACCATCAAACGTATCAAAAACAAAGCTACGAATTGAAACCGTCTTTTGACAAATATATGAACCACGTTTACAACGATAAATTCAAATAAGATGATTGTAACAGAACTTAAAGACTTTGAAGTCTACCGAGATAGCGACAAGAATTTTGTGTACTTATTCGTCACGCTATGGGACGAAGGCGACACGGACACGAACGCCGAAATCTTAGCCGAATACGAAATAGAAATTTACGACTCTTATTCTAATTACAAAATCACTAAAAAATACTACAATGAAATCCTTACCATCAAACAAACAAAAGACTGCGATGACTACCTCGAAAAAATCTACGAAGCAAACACTTTCGAAGATGCCTATGTTGAAGAATACAACGACGAGGGGACTTGGTGGTTCATTTAGAGACTACCAACTCAATAGGTACTGGGATAACTTTAACTTTGGTCTTTATAACCGAATTTGTGAAATCAAAATGCAAGAGATATGAGCCCTAAAGAAAAAGCAAAAGAGTTATATGAAAAAATGCTTAGGGTTGAATATCCTTTAGCTGCTAAACATTGCGCATTGATTGCAGTTGATGAAGTAATTGAGGCTTTACACGAGCATCATTGGCAAAATAGACTAACAATAGATTATTGGGAAGAAGTAAAACACGAATTAGAAAAGCTATGACCGCAATACAAGAATTAATAAAGTTTCTGAAAAACGACAGAATGCAAAATGTTTACACAGGCGAGCAGATTATTGAACTGCTTGAGTTTAAACTTGAAAAAGAAAAGCAGCAGATAATGAAAACATATTACGATGGTTTAAGAAACATAAATGGTTTCAATTTGATTCCTATATATGAAACAACTAAAAAAGAAATAGAAAGATTTGGAGTTTACTATTACAACAAAATTAGTAAAGATGAGATATAAACTAACATACAAAATAGGACAAAAGGTAGTTCAGGAATGGATACTTACCTCACAATCATTAGCTTATTGGAAAAAGCAGGATTTGCTAAAAACAGGACAATACCAGTTAGGAAAATTTATAGTAACCCCAATAGAACCATAATGACGAAATTAGAACTAATAGAAGAGATTATAGAGCAGCACAAGCTATGGTCAAAGAATCGCAGCAGGGAGTATATTTACAAGCGTTATTACCTTTATAATGAACTCCGTGTTTTAGGATTCTCATTAGACGAGATAGGCAAGAAGTTCGGAGGTAAACATCACGCTACAATCATTCACGGACTACGTCAACACGAAGACTTACATCGGTTCGGATACGAAGACTACAAGATAGCTACTAAGCAAATAGATGATGTCTTACACGGTGCTACGCTTCCTTACTACGATGACGCACCTGATTTACAAAAAGACGTACTCAAGGCAAAGACTTACACCCAGTTCAAAAAGATTCAACGACATATAAAATTGGGCAAGTACGAAAATAGTTTATAGCTGACGAAACAAATTAAAGTATTTGACTTATATTTGTAGAAGGGAGTGCAGACCCATTTAAAACATTTTAGCCTCATTGGGGAGTAGTGCTGCACCACGAAACCCGACGAGGCTTTTTTATTTTAGTGCAGTAAGATGAGCAAAGAATTACCATTTTTTAAATTTAATGCTACCGAGTGGATAACTGGTAACATAAGCTACGAATCATTCGAGCTACAAGGCGCATTTATTAGCGTGTGCGCGGAATATTGGAATAGGAATAATAACCTAACAATAGACGAAGCAAAGCTACGCTTAAGGAACGCTACAATAGTTGATGTATTGATTGAAAAAAATTATTTAAAGACGAAAAAAAATAAAATTGTAATTACGTTTTTAGATAAGGAGCGTGAAGAGATTGAATCTAAACGATTGAAACTCAGTGAATCAGGTCGCAAGGGTGGCTTAAGCAGGGCTAAAGCATCGCTAAAGCAAGGCTCAAGCATTAAAGAAGTAGATAAAGATAAAGAATATAATATAGCTGAACGCAAACAGGAGTTTGCTTTTAAGTTAACTTCTTTTGTGGATACTTACGGAAAATCTATGATTAGAGACTTCTACGACTATTGGACTGAACACGGAGAAAGAGATAAAAAAATGCGTTACGAAAAGGAAACAAGTTTTAACTTAGATGCCCGTTTGAATCGTTGGAATAAAAACGTTCAGGAACGTAACAAACCGAAGTTTAACGCACCTACAACAATTATCGACTAATGTACAAAAGACTTACACACCTTAATGCCGAAATGTTTGCCGTACGTCAACAGGTAGATGTTAAAGGTAAATCAATCGGATGGGATTGGGATATGCTTCCGTTTACAATCAAAGAAGGAGCTACAACTTACATAGGCGCTGCGCCTGCCTCAGGAAAGACGGAGTTATGGTTTGAGTTTCTTATAAACCTTTCGTGTTTGCACGGTTGGAATCACGTTGTATTTAGTCCTGAGACTGGAAGTAGTGCCGAGATATTTTCGGAGCTTTGCTACAAGTACATAGGAAAGCCATACGTTCAAGGTAAAAACTCAATGACCAATGGAGAGCAAGTAAGCGCAGAGATGTTTATAAACGAGCATTTCATTGTTATAGACCCAATTGACGAGGATTTGACTATAACTAAATTCTACCAACTTGTAGATGAGATTGAACTTAAGGAAGGTATTAAAATCCATACCACTACGATTGACCCGTGGAACGAGTTAACCGAGGAGTTTATAGCCTCAGATTTAGGACGTGAGGATAAATACTTGAGTAGGATTCTTGGTGTTGTGCGTAAGAACGCAAGAAAAACAGGTAGACATAACTGCGTTATCAATCACGTTAGAGACCAACCTATGGTAGCTGCTAAAACAATAGCAGGAACTGACATAAGTTATTTTCCTATGCCGAGCGCACGAGATTTTGCAGGTGGGCAGGTATGGTTTAGAAAGGGTTTAAGTGTGTTAATTCCGTGGAGACCACCTTACGGACTTGGAGATGCAGACGGTGTAGGAGCAGAAAAAAACGAAGTTCATTTAAAGGTAGCCAAAAGCAAGCCAAAAGGTGTATCAAAAAACGGAGTGTACAAAATGTTCTTGGATGTTGAACGTTACCAGTATTATATGCTTGACTTCAAAGGAAATCGTGTTTATGCAAACCGAGGCACTACTTACAAGAAGGAATCACAACGTAAAATTGAGATACCAAAAGACGGACAAATGGAAACTACATCAGAGAAACTTCGTAGACTTGCAAACAAAAACCCTTTTTAATATGGACTTATCACTTAAAATTTTATGGGCTAAAACAACCGTATGGACGGTTAAAGAACGAATCAAAAACGTTAGAGAGAAACTTGAAAAGGAAAAGCCTGAAGCTAAAGACTACATCAACGGAGGCAAAGAAAGCGAGCAGTATTTACTTGAGACTATTCAGGTTATAAACCTGCTTGAAGACGAAATAACATCTCTAAACCGAGAGCTTAACCAACTTGCAAGACGAAACGCTCAACTGCGAGTAGCCTATCAGGAACTAAAAGACGAACTAAAATACAAAGATGCCACGTTGTAAGAACTGCAAAGAGAAGTTTGAGCCTGTGCGCTTTAATCATAAATACTGCCTGAAAGACGAGTGTGTTAGGGCCTTTGTAGCTGAGGCAAGAGAGAAGCAATGGAAGCAGACTAAAACACGAATGAAAGAAAACCTAAAAACCACCTCAGATTGGTTAAAAGAAGCACAGGTAGTCTTCAATAAGTACATAAGGGAACGTGATAAAGGATTGAACTGCATAAGCTGCGAAAAACCACCGCTCAAAAAAAACTGCGGACACTACTACTCTCAAGGAGGTCACTCAAACGTAAGGTTTGACGAAGACAACTGCCACTTGCAATGTGAACACTGCAACACTTTTTTGTCTGGAAACCTACTAAACTATCAAATCGGTATAGAAAAACGAATAGGAGCAGAAAAATTGATTGAATTGCAAGGTAGAGCGCATTTAGAAAAGCGATGGTCAGTAGACGAACTAAAAGAAATAATCAAAACCTACAAAAACAAGATTAAAAATGAAATACAATAGCGACTTCCGTTACGACCTAGAAATCGGTCAGCAGTATGAAACCCTACTAAGCGAGGTGATAGCGTCTACAATCGAAGTTAAACGCGATTTTAAGTGCTATGAGACTGGCAATCTATTCGTAGAATATGAAAGCAGAGGTAAGAAAAGTGGAATCAGCACAACTGAAGCTAAATGGTGGGTGTATTGGTTTAGTAAAACACGAAGTATATTGATTGAAACAAGCGAATTAAAGCAGATGTGCAGAAAATACATAGGTACAAACCGAGATATTTTAGGTGGGGATTCAAACACTAGTAAAGGAATATTGCTTCCGATGGAAGATTTATTTAAAAATATTTAACTAAATGTATATTTATATCTAAATAATGTATATATTTGTATAAAAATAACACGCTATGAAAAATTTATTTAAAAGTTTGGCAGCATTTCAGCAGGAAGTGCCAGTAATTCACAAAGCCACACAAGGCTACGGGTATTCTTACGCAGATTTACCTAAGATTTTTGAGGTAATCAATCCTATCCTAAAGAAACACGGACTCGGATTTACCCAACAACTTACAAACCAAGAAGGGCAAAACTGCCTCAAGACGGTTATCTTCCACGAAAGCGGTGAGTTTATGGAATCGGTTTGTATGATTCCTTACGTTCAACTCAAGGGTATGAATGACTATCAAGGCTTTGGTTCAGGTGTAACGTACTACCGCAGATATGCACTAAGCTCTGCACTTGGTTTAGTAACCGACAAAGACACGGATGCGTCAGGAGAACAAGTAAAGACGGAAAAGAAACTGCCTGCCATTGACCAAAAGCGTTTCAGCGCAGCAGTACAAGCCATTGCCAAAGGTGAATACACACGAGAGAAACTCGAAACATCCTTTGCATTAACTGAAGGTCAAATTGATATGTTAAACGCACTATGAAAGCTCTCAAGATTCGATGTTCTGCCATAGGGAAAATTATGGCAACACCACGCTCTAAAGGCGAATTACTAAGCCAAACGGCTAAAACTTACATACACGAACTTGTGTTAGAGGAGAAATACGGCATCCGTAAGGAGTTTTCAAGCCGTTACACAGACAAAGGCAATGCAGTTGAGGATTTATCTATCTCACTTGTAAACGATGTCTTAGACGTAAAATTCATCTACAAGAACGAAGAGTATTTCGAGAACGATTGGATAAAGGGAACACCTGACGTAAACACGGACGATGTATTGCTTGACGTGAAATCAAGTTGGGATGCTACAACGTTTCCGTTTTTTGATACCGAGATTCCTAATAAAGACTACTTCTATCAGCTACAGGGTTATATGTGGCTAACTGGTAAACAACAGTCAATGCTTTGCTACTGCCTTGTAGATACACCTATCGAAATGGTAGAGGACGAAATCCGCAGAGCGCATTGGAAGTTACACAAGATTGACGAGGACTACGACTTGCGTGAGGAGATTCTGCGCAAACACGAATTTAGCCAAATACCAAAGAACCGCAGAGTAAAGGTATTCTATGTACAAAAAGACGAAGCAGTAATCGAAGCTATCAAAGAAAAGATAGAGTATTGCCGTGAGTATTATAACGCCCTAATTCAATTCCTATGAACCAGAAAGTAGAAGACCCAATTGTCCTAAAAGTAATGAGCAAGTTTTATGACCGCTCACAACGAGGAATTGAGAAGTATGGCACTATGCTAACACGAACTGATTTAGACTTCACCGATTGGTTAAATCACTTGCAGGAGGAGATGTTAGACGCAGCGTTGTACTGCGAGCGACTAAAAGACGAATACAAAACGAACAAAGATAAGGGGTAAAAATTGCCACATAAGTAAACACGAAATGTAAAACAAATGCCGTAGACGTGCGGAACGTAGCCTGCCGAGTAAGTGTCGGTTCTCATCGTAGGGAGATAGAGTTATTGCCTTCTTGAGCGAAAAAGGCTTTTTTAACTAAACAACAAAAAAATGAAAATAGAAATCACACACTACGGACACAAAGCAAGCTATGAGTTCGAACACGAGGATGTAACTCTTGAGGACTTGATTTATCACATCGAGCAGTTGATTCGGTTGACTGGCTATTCAATCAATGGAACATTAGAAATAGTAAACGAGGAAGAATGAATTACGAAAACTACTACCGACTATTACACCTGTTAGCAGGAATAACTATTGGCTATTTAATTTTTATATTATGAAAATAAACGAAAAAGAATACAAGCGCAAGGCGCAGCATATTGTTGAAACCGTAGTAAAGCCACAAGTTAAGAACTACGAAAACAAGAAGCGAAACGCAGAACGAGAATACTACGCTGCATTAGGAACAATGATACTCATTACCGTAATCAGCATTACATTAATTATCGCATTTATCAGTAACATATAAACCCAACATAATGGAAAACAAAACAAACACAGGAGCAATCTTTAAAAACGACAAAAAGACGAGCGACAAACAACCTGACTACAAAGGAAAGGTAAATGTAAACGGTAAAGAAATGGAGGTAGCTTTATGGCTAAAAGAAGGTAAAGCTGGAAAGTTCTTCTCTGCATCATTTAGCGAACCATACGTTGCACCTGAACGTGCGCCAATCGGGGATAGTATTGACGATGACCTACCTTTCTGATATGTACATAAAC